AAATTAAATAAGTTGCAGAACATTATTCCGTATCAACGTCCGAAAGATAAATAAGAACAATCTTGCGTATTTACTATTTGAGGTGACCTTCACATTGTGAGTAGTCACATCTTCTTTATCTATCATTCTTAACATGTTTGATGTTTGCGAATATCCCAAGGATGTGTGCTGATATTATGCTTAAAGATATTGAATTGAGGCGGATAATGAATGAGACTAAGTAAGAACGATTATTCTAAATTAGAGGAATATTTCAAGAATTATAATGACCTTAAAGAACAACAAAGGTTTAGACGATACGAAATATTGTATAGACCTTCTGATAACAACAGTGGTGGTGGTAAGACGAATATACCGCAATCACCTGTAGAGAATGAAGTCATGACGTTAAACAAAGATTTGAAGTATAGAAATATTACCGCAGCTATTCAAGCAGTCGAAGACGTATATAGATTGTCTACACCAGAACAAAAGTTGTTGATTGAGTATCGTTATTGGGATAAAGATCCAACTGTATTTGAGTGGGAAGATATCGCTCATGAAATGACTAAGTTGCGAGATGACAATAAAATCATTAGTCGTCACGCAGCACTACGTATGCGCAAGCATATTTTGATGGCATTAGCTAAACGGATTGGATGGGTGACTTTTGGGTAACCGCACTTTCCGGGTACGTGAAGTGCGCTTCAAAAAGAGATATTATGCTAGTATAGAAAATTTAGAGGTTCACTCAGTTTAAGAGATAGAGCTGAACATATAGTAATCATATTAAACGAGAGCATCATACATAGAGTTGTATGGTGCTCTTTGTATAGAGGTGATGGGATGCAGTTGGTGGTTGTGTACGGTGCACCTAATAGCGGTAAGACGACATATGTACAACAACATATGGAGGAGCAAGACATCGTTTATGATTACGATATATTGAAAGAGGCGATAACATCAAAGGCACAAGGCTTCCATACGAACGCACATCAGCTACTACTCAACATACGGGATGCGATGATTGATTATGCAAAGTGGAATAATACAGGCACGATGTATGTCATTACGACATTCATATCTAAAGTCATCATGCGTCGTATTAAACAGATAGATGTAGAGACAAGATATGTCAGGATGGATACGCCAATGCGAACATGCATGGAACGATTGCATGAGTCTGATGTAGAAGACAAAGCCGATCAAGAACAAGTCATTCGTGATTGGTATAAACGTTATGGTAATCAACCGGCAAGTGATCGTATTGTAGATAAGGAAACAATGCGCTTCTATAAGTCTAAGAAATGGCGTGATGTTAGAGAGCAAGTATTGAAACGAGATAACTATGAATGTCAAGCGTGTAAACGTCAAGGAAAAGTAACAACGATAGATAGATCTAAACATAAATCGTTGGATGTTGACCATATTCTAGAGTTAGAAAGTCATCCAGAACTTGCCTATGATATGGATAACTTGGAGACGCTTTGTGTGAGTTGTCACAATAAAAAGCACAATCGATATCAATCAAAATGGAAAATGAAAAATGAAAATTTGAAAGATGAAAAATGGTAAATTTATTTTTTAATTTTGAAAATATAAAATTTAATTTTAAAATTTAACTCCCCCGCCTCAAATCAAATTGCGTACAATTAAGTAGGGGAGAAACGGCGATAAGGGGCTCGATTTCGAAAGTGCAAAATGCTAACCACAAAAGGAGGATACAGATGAATAAAGACGATTTAAGAGCTTATTTGGAGTCACAGCTCGATATGAATAACCAAACGAACCAAGAAAAGGTTAATCGCTACATTAAGCTTGTAGATGTATTTGAGAACCTCAGAGAAGCCATTGATGATTATGGTTATATTGTAGAAACAGAAAATGGAAGTCAGAAGTTTATTAAACCTAATCCTGCACTCGCAGAGATGAATAAAGTGAGTACTTCCATTAACAATTTAGAGCGTCTGATGAAGTTGGATAAACAAGAAAAAGATGACAAACCTAAAAAGAAAGCATTATTAGATGAATAAGCTACCTCAAGTTGTCACTGACTATATTGATGCGTGGCATGACGGCAAAATTAAACTTAATAAAGAACGTATTCAACTCATCGAACATTTAAATCGCTATGTATTTAGCAGAGATGACATCTATTTTGATGAAAAAAACATCGAACAACTCATTGCGTTTGCGGAAAAATATTACTTTAAACTTGAATCATTTCAGAAATTTATTATTGCGTTTATTTTCTTAAAATATAAAGAAGATGACGCACTTTTTTATGAGCAATTTTTTATCATGATGGCGCGTGGTTCGGGTAAAAATGGATTTTTAAGTGCTTTAGCGCATTATTTTATTAGTGAATTGCACGGCATTAAAAATTATAATATTTCAATCGTAGCTACATCTGAAGACCAAGCTAAAACATCCTTTGAAGAAATCAGACAAAGTATTTTAGACAACGAATTACAAGGTAATTTCGACCCTGCCAAAGGTCAGATTACAGGTTATGAGACGAATTCATACATTAAATACCGTACTTCAAACGCAAATACGAAAGATGGCTTGCGTGATGGCTGCGTGATATATGATGAAGTGCACGCATATGAGAATTGGGACACAGTTAATGTTTTCAGTTCAGGATTAGGTAAAACACGACACCCTAGAGAGTTCTTTATCAGTACTGATGGCATGGTCAGAGACGGATTTATAGACAAAATGAAAGAGCGCGTTAAAGATATTTTAAGTGGTGCTGAATTAGACGACCCAATGTTCCCGTTTATTTGTCGGATTGATGATGAAAAGGAAATCGATCAACCTGAAATGTGGGAGAAAGCAAATCCTATGTTTTGTCAACCGCGTTCAGAATACGCAAGAGGCCTTTTCAGAAAGGTTATGACGCAATATAAACAACTTCCTAACAATCCATCCAATAGACCTGAATTTATGACTAAGCGTATGGATTATCCTCAAGTTGATTTATCCCTTAATGTAACAAGTTGGGAAGATATATTAGCTACTAATCGACGCATTCCACCGTTAGAAGGAGAAACCTGCGTAGGTGGTCTAGATTATGCGGATATTAGAGACTTTGCGAGTGTCGGATTGATGTTTAAAAAAGATGGTGAGTATATTTGGAAAACACATTCGTTTGTTAGACAAGGATTTTTAAATAACGTCAAATTAAAACCACCAATTAAAGAGTGGGAGAAGAAAGGATTGCTCACCATTGTTGATGAACCCGTGATTGATATATCACACATTGTGCAATGGTTTGTTGAACAACGAGAAAAATATAATTTAAATGTGATTTGTGCAGATATGTACCGTTTAGATATTGTTAAATCAGCACTTGAAGAAGCAGGTTTCGAACTTGTTTATATACGAAATCCGAAATCAATTCATTCTATACTTGCGCCAAGAGTAGAGACCATTTTTAGTCAAAACCGTGTGATATTTGGGGATAATCCTTTAATGCGATGGTTCACAAACAATGTGCAAGTCACAATTAAAAAAGACGGCAACAAAGTTTATGAGAAAAAAGATGAAGTGAGACGTAAAACAGATGGATTCCAAGCCTTTATCCATGCGTTATGGATATCTGACAATTTCTTAAACGATGAAGAAGCGATGATTATGGACGATATTGACTTTTAGGAGGTGAGAGAATGAGTATTTTCGATAAAATTGCGGGTAAAAATGAAGCCATTGACTTCAGTTATGACTTAGAATTTATTAAAGAGGCTTCAGATCGTGCTTATTTGAAACGTTGGTCAATTGACACATGCGTAAATCATATCGCTAGAACTATGAGTCAAACCAAGTTCACGGTAGAAGACGAGGTCAATCAGAAAGACTATAGAACTGTGGAATATAAGTTGAATGTAAGGCCGAATACAGACGAAAGCGCAGCTACATTTTGGCAAAAACTAACGCGTAAATTAATTCTAGACAATGAAGTATTGGTCATTAAAACAGATACAGACGATTTAGTGATTGCTGATGATTGGGAACGTGAGGAATGGTCACTTTATGATGACATTTTTAAAAACATTGTAGTCGGGGATTACAAACTAGAGCGTAATTATCTGATGAAAGAGGTAATACATCTCGTTTTCAGCAACTCAACGCTCACCTCATATCTGAATGGGCTGTTTAGAGACTATGGACAGATATTCGGCCGTATGATTAAGATGAATTTAATGAGTAATCAAATCAGAGCCACCTTATCAATGGATAGCAACCAAGCGAATAACGAGGCAAATAAAAAAGCGATGCAAAATTTTATTCATAAAACTTACGAAGCGTTCGAAAAAAATGATATAGCCATCGCACCAGTTCAAAAGGGATTTGAATATAAAGAACACAGTTCAGGCGCCTCAGGAAATAAGGGGCAAAGCTTAATTGAAGACTTAGGAAAAGTACCGGAACAATTATTAAAATTTGTAGCGCGTACTTTAGGTATTCCAGTGGGATTAATTTTAGGAGAAACTGCGGATGTTGAGGCAATGACTCAAAATTATATGAAGTTTTGCGTTAATCCACTGATAGAGAAAGTCACAGACGAGCTTAACGCGAAATTATTAAGCGAAAAAGAAAGCAAAAGCGGTGTCTATATTCAAGCATCATCAATTGATGAATACAATCCGATTGAAAAATCAGAAGCTATTGATAAATTAGTTGCCAGTGGGGCATTCACAAGAAATGAAGTTCGTAAAATGACAGGATATGAACAAGTGGACGATCCAGAAATGGACGAATTCATACTAACTAAGAACTATCAAACTCAAAAAGATGTAGAGGATGAAGAAGATTATAAATTTAAATTAGGATAACGACACACTGAATTCAAAGTGTGTCTTTTTTATACCTTTTAAAGGAGGTGAGAAGTTGTCAGATTACGTTATAGACATTTATGGGCAAATTGACTCAACTGCTATAGATGAAAACATTGTAACCCCGCAACTCATACGACGGCAATTGAACGATATGAAAGACGCTGAGTCCATTGTGGTCAATATCAACAGTAATGGTGGCGATGTGTTTAGTGGTGTAGCCATCTACAATATGTTAAAACGACATCCTGCCAAAATGATCGTTAATATTGATGGTATTGCAGCATCAATTGCTAGCGTTATAGCTATGGCAGGAGATGTAATTCACATGCCGAGTAATGCAGTCATTATGGTTCATAATGCGTGGTCAACAATGCAAGGGGATTCCAAGCAATTAAGGAAGCAAGCGGACGCGTTAGAAAAAATCAACAATGTCATTTATAACAGTTACTTATCAAGAAAGCTAAATATCAAAAGAGATGAGCTACAGTACTTGATGGACAATGAGACCTTCCTTACAGCTGAAGAAGCTAAGGAGATTGGTTTCATTGATAAGATTACTGCAAGCCAAAAATCGGCTGCTGCAATCCACAATATGATTTTTGGAGGGGAAATAATGAGATACAATAATCGTTTTAGAAATGAAGATGAAGAACAACAAAGTCAATCATCACAACCAACTGCTGAGGATGTGATTGATTTATTAGAAGAAATTTTAGAAGTAGTTAAAGACACAAACGCAAAAGTAAAAGGAAAAGATTCAGAAGGTGACGCTAAAGAAAATGAAGAACCTTCAAATAGTTTTGCTAGATTATTTAATATTTATAAATAAAGGAGTATTTACATGATTCAATTTAATAATAATGATAAATTTCAAAATTCAAAAGAAATTTTTAAAGAATTTGCGAACATGAGTAACCGAAGCACAGACGAACAAATTCAAAATAAGTACGCTGAGTATATGAATGCTTACACTGAAGACTTAGCAAACGCTATTCGAAGCGATATTCAGAAAGATAATTCAGATAGCAGTATTTTAAACTCACGTGGTCAACATCCTTTAACAACAGAAGAAAAGCAATTTTACAATAAACTTGTTACAGATGATGATTTAAATACTGAAGTCGGTTGGAAAGACGAAATTTTAGTACCTGAAACAATTGTTGACCGTATTTTTGATGATTTAGAAGAAGGCCACCCATTATTACAACATATTAATATCCAACGTACGGGATTACGTACGCGTGTAATTCGTTCTAATCCTGAAGGTCAAGTTG